CAAAACCTGTTCTGGTTGTCTGTGTAGCACTAAAGATTGGCACATTAAACTCGACCGCAAGACCTCTTAATTCCTCTGCAATGGCCTTGATATAAAAATAGGAAGAAATATTACCACCTTTAAATCTACTTGAAGCACAGATATTTAAATAATCAATAAACACAACGTGTGGTCTAAAAGATTTTTTTAATGCAAGTTCGTTAAATAAGGCTCTAAAATGGCCAGAGTGTGCAGAAGCAGTAGGATATTCTTTTATAATTAATTTACCAATTGTTTTATTTCTTATTTTTAATATTTTATCATCATATAATTGTTTAGGCATAGTATGTAGATCGTCCATTGTTACATCTAATAAATTGGCATCAATTCTTTCAGCAATTCTTTCTTCTGCCATTTCTAATGTTATATACAACACGTTTAATCCTTGAGTAAGAAAAGCACTAGCACAATGGCACATAAACAAAGATTTACCAACACCTGTACCTGCCAAAGCAATATTTAATGTCTTTGCCGGTACACCACCTTTTGTAATACGATTTAAATAAGATAGGTCAAATTGATATTTCTTTTCTTTTGTGTGATAAAAGTTAAATCGTTTTTGAGAGTCTTCTATATAATCATGACCAATGTGATTATCAAAAGAAACAGCAAGAGCATCAGCAAGAATACTTGGTATAGCCTCTGGTGTAAGTTTAGAATCTTTTTTATCTAATATCTTAATACCTGTTAATACAGCATTATGAACAGCACGATCTTTACAAAACTTTTCTGTTGTATCTAATAACCATTGTAAATCTACTGTTTCATCTGTAAGTACATCTAGTAATTCTTTAATTGATTTAAACTCATCTTCGTTAATGTCTTTTCTTTGACCTAATTCTATGACTAAAGCTTCTTTTGTAGGAATATTTTTATATTTGTTTACAAAAATATCTATTTCTCTAAACAATAATCGTTCACCACGATTTGTAAAATAATCTTCTTTACAGAAAGGTAATGCCTTTCTAGTAAATGCTTCATTAAATATAAAATTACGTAATACTGTAATCTCTATTCGTTCATTACTTAAATTCAACTTTTCCATCTTTTAATTGTTTTTCTAATAATTCTACCAATATATCACCAATATAATTAATAAACTCTTGGCTATTTGTATCTACATTATCAGGATTTTTAATAACTGTATAATCAAATTTCAATGGTAAAGTGCCATCTGAATTTTCATTTTTAGCAAACAGTAATTTACCATACTTATAAACAATATTTAAATACTTGTCTTCAACTAATTTAATACAAGTAAAATCATCACCTTCTTTTTGTACAAAAAGGTATTTTATCTTATTCTGATCCGTAGAGAAACTTTTTCTTTGTTGCTTCATCAATCTGTTTTAATATTTCTTTTGTAAAATACTTCTCAGGCTCATCATTAATTGATTTACCAAATACTTTTGTACCATCTGGTAATTCATATCGTGTTGATACTTTTTTGAAAATGCCTTCTTCTTCTGCAATCTCTAACAAACCATAGTATCGGTCTAAACCAGATTTGTATGTAAGTCTTACATCTATTTGAGCATTTTCTTTTGTTAACCTTGATTTGTAATTTTTACAATGTATTATATTACCGATCACTTCATTCTCGGCATCTTTTTCTTTTCTTTTGCCTAGATAAATGATTGATGAGGCTGCGTATTTAAGACCAGAACCACCGCCCATTTCTTTTTGTGGGAACATAGAACCTATAACATCATAGGTGTGGTTGGTCATTATCATTGGAACTTTTGCCTTACCAAGTTTCAATGTTAAAACTCTAAAAGTAGATTTGACAATTTGTGATCTTGTCATATCTCTTGTTTCTTTTCCTTCTGCTGTATCTTCCATTTCTTTTGTAGTAGATAACATACCTAAACTATCTAATACAAACATTATGGGTTTTCTTTTATCTTCAGGTTGTTCTAAATATTTGTCTAAAATTTTTATTGATTGATTTCTAAATTCTTGAACAGTAGCTACAGGCACAATTACCATTCTTGTAATATCAACACCACGGCTTTTAATCATATCTTTTGAAATAGCACTCTCTGATTCAAAATAAATTACGCCTGCTTCTTTATCTTTATCTAAAAAGTTTTTACAAATACCTAAAGCAAAAAATGTTTTACCTGTTGCTGCTTCGCCAGCTATTGCTGTGATTTTATTTCCTGGCAGGCCACCAAAAATACTGCCTGACAATAATGCGTTAAATGAATATGAACCTGTGTCTATAAAATTTGTTACATCAGCACTGTCTATGCCTTCACTTACAAGAGTGGCATATTCATTGCCTACATCTTTAACTATGTCTTTTAAAAAATTGCTCATATTCTAATTCCTCTTTTTCACTGTATATTAATACATATTTAATATTCTCACTATATAACATTTCCTTGAAACTGTCAAGTTCTTTTGGATGAAAGTTAGGCGAAGTTAAATAAGGTGGGTTCTGTAGTCTGTTTACAATCACTATTTGCATACTTATGGCTTTCAACGTTTTTCATTGTGTCTTTTTTTAGTCTTATGGGTTTTAATTCGGTTTCTCTATTTAAAAACTTATAGTCTAATTTTACCACATCAAAATCAGCTTGTAGTTTATCTGCTATTTTATAAGGGTCAAATTCTGAACAGCTATAAACATCAAACTGCATAATTGATGGATCGGCTTCGTCCCAAACGTGCATAGCTATATGACTTGTTTCAATAACAGCCACACCTGTAATGCCACGATTGCCCTCTGTGGTACAATACTTGACATAAGGTCCCATTAAAATTTTCATATTGATAAAAGAAATAAAACCTTTCATCCACTCGGTAAGTTTTTCTACATCTTTAGGAGGATTTTTTACTTCAGCACGAATGATCAAATGTTTATGTATCAACAATTTATCTTGTGTCATTTCTCTTTAGCTCTCAAAATTACTTTTCGGCCTTTTGGTTTTTTTAATTCATTTAAAGAATTAAAACTGTTATTAAATTCATTAGGCTTACTTTCATTCCATAGCCTATAATCATTATTTATAGGAATCCACCCTTTTGTAGGCTCTTCATAGTCTTTATCTTCTAAGTTTGACCAAAGAGAGTTAAATAAAATTTCTTCACCCCATTCAGTAGTTGAATACTGGTTTATGCGATTTTTTAATTTTTCTTTATTATATTCAACCTTGCGTTGATAATCCCAGTATTCTTTTTTGTCTTTATATTCTTGCTCTGTTATGGTCATAGATTTTATTGTTATCGTATAATATCTAATGTAGTATTTTTAGTCCAAATTTCAAGATTACTTCTTAATTTTTTTTCTTTTATAAGATTTTCATAACGATTGATGGCTTTTTTTCTCCACCATTCAACTATATTATTTATTTGATATGAGTCGTATGAAACATCTTTTATAATTGTATCTGTTTTACCATTAACAATGTCTACAAAGTTTTTAATACCATAATGACTTATATAATATCTTTTCTGTTCGGTTAAATTTTTTGCACTGTAAATAACTTTATTAAAATCTTCTAGTTCTGTTTTATAATTCTTTAAAGACCTTTTAATCAAACCTATAATTGCATTTGTTAATTTTAATTTTTTACTTGAGGCATCTTCTTTTACTAAATCACCAACTATATTTTCAACATAATCTTTTAATTGTTCATAAAGTTTGCCGTGCAACATGGGTATAAAGTCACTGTCAGTTAGGCCTTTATATCTTATAAAAGGTTTCATGCCATCATATTGACTTGATGACTTACTGTTACCATATAAACTTGTAGTTTCAAATAAACATAAGTTCATATCATATTTTTCATTTAATAATTCTCTTACATAATGGCTACAACAAATAGCTGCTAATAATTTACCACCTAGATAATTATAACCAAAAGGTTGAGATGGTACTATAACAAATCCCATGATGGCTGTTTTATTAAAATGACTTAAATCAGGCACGTTACCTAACATCTCATTACGAGGTTTCATATTAATAACTGGCGAACCTAGTCTTATAAACCCTACCCATTTATTTGTAGTTGTTTCTTTTACTGCCAATTTTAAATTTTTGCCAGGGATACTTACCATATTACTGTGACTTGAAATCATATTGATGCAAGTGTCCCAAGTTGTATTATCTATTTCTAATACCTCTAGTTTCATATCTTTAGGTGACATTGTAAAATCAGAAAATAAATCATCTTCTAAACTCATACCAGGAAGACCAGCAGGAATATTTTGTATTGAGGCCAGTTTTTGGTCTCTCATATATTCATCTATACGAGAAAAGTTGCCAAAATAATTTTTGAATATGCCAGCACAATGTAGTGCTTGTTCTTTGGTCAATGTTTTCATACTTCGTTACCCCAACTATCCCATTTTTGTTTTTTATTACGAGCAAATAATTCTATATAAGGTCCCTCTAATAATTTTTCTATACGTTCATAAATCTCATCAGGTTTTTTTGAATGCTCTCTTAATTTAGAAACAATTAATTGATCTACGCCTTTAGATATTCTTTTTGGTTTTCCTTTTGTAGCTAATAAACACATTTCAGGATTGGCTCTTGTCCAATAACCTAAACCTTTAAAATAACCTGAACTTTTTTTATTTTTTTTTACCCAAGTAAATGCCACTGTTTTATAATTAAATCCCCAAGAAGTTATAACATCAAAAGATAATTTTAAAAATGGATTTGTTACCCACATTAACAAAGTAGAATTATTTTCAGCAATATTATTTACAGGTAATTTTTTTATATCTTCTAAATTCATACAATCATAATGTTGTATAGCATTTCTTCCTTCACCTTTTTTACTATATGATTTAAAATACCAAGGTGGATCAGCATATATAACTTTATATTTTTTGTTAGGAAAATTAATCATTATTTAAAAGTCACCATTAAGTTCTATTTTTAAAAACGTATAATAAATTATATCAAATATTAAAAAATTTACAAGCTGACCTAAATTAGTAAATCGAATACCTAACACATATTCAGGTATAATAGCCATAATCATAAACAAACAAAATACATAGTGTGTCATTTTTTTATCTGGCACTTTATATAATAACCATTTAATCATTGAAAGAATAACTCCAGATTTGCTTGTTTCTCTTGCTGCCAACCAATGGCCTGTAATACAAATCTCATAGGGTCTAAAAATGTTTTTTCAAACTGTGTTTCATAATCTATATACTGTTGTAATTTAAACTCTTTAGGTAAAGTTGTAATGTAACTAATGACATCAAACTTAAAAGGGTTGGCC